CTTTTGGCGCGGTCGGTTTTACAGGTTCAAGAGGCAGTACCGGTTTTACTGGATCTGTTGGTGCAACTGGAGCTACAGGTCCTGCTGGGCCTCAAGGTCCTATTGGTTATACTGGATCTCAAGGTGCACAAGGTTCACAAGGTCCGGCTGGGCCTCAGGGGCTAACTGGTCCAACAGGACTTACGGGACCTCAAGGTTCAACCGGGCCTCAAGGACCTATTGGTTATTCTGGTTCTCGTGGATTTACTGGATCAAAAGGCAATACTGGAGATACAGGCCCAACTGGACCAGACGGTCCAACCGGTCCTACTGGACCACAAGGTCCTATCGGTTATACTGGTTCTCGAGGTCTTACCGGTACGGTCGGACCTACAGGACCGCAGGGACCTATCGGTTATACCGGATCTCAAGGCGCGCAAGGACCGCAGGGTGCTCAGGGTCCTCAAGGTGCACAAGGGCCAATTGGTTATACTGGATCTGCTGGGGCAACTGGACCGCAAGGACCGGCCGGGTCAACAGGACCTACCGGACCTACTGGATTTACTGGATCTGCAGGTACTAATACTATTCCACAATCTGGCTCTGAAAAAACTGGATCATATACACTTGCTACCGGTGATGTTGGTGACTTTGTAGTTGTAGGTTCTGGCGGATCTATTACAATTCCAAACGCAACATTCAGTACAGGTGATGTAGTTTCAATTTATAATAATACATCCGGATCGATTACAATTACATGTAGCATTACAACTGCTTATGTTTCTGGTGTTAATAGTGATAGAAGTTCGGTTTCGATATTGTCAAGAGGAATTGCAACTGTACTGTTTGCAAACTCAACTGTAGCTGTAATTACAGGATCTATTTTATGAGTGTAGTTCAACCGCTACTAGGTAAAACTGTAACTGTTGATGTTCCAGGAGGGGCAAGTGGTACTAGTGGTTCATCCGGGCCGCTAACAGTTTCTTATACATTAAATACAAACGGTACAGTTACTGCAACAGGAAGCACACTTGATTTTCCTGCTGATTGGATTGATCCAAAAATACAATCTGCAATCGATTCTTATTATGTATCTGCGAATGTTATTTACGCATCGTCAGGCACATGGAGTGGAGATTCATTTAGTACATGGATATCAACTGATACAACAAGAACTTGGACATTTTCATCTAGTTTCGGTGATTCAGGTGGAAGTATATATGTAAATATATCGCCAAATAGTAATGGCAATCCGATTATAAGTACTGCCCTTTTTGGTGCAAGTATTGAAAATTTTACTGGTCCTCCTGGGCCACCGGGAGAGGTGCCATAAATATAGTTAGAGGTCAGAATGGCATTTAAAGCTAATATAACAATAGATCAGGGTACAGACTTCTCTACTAGCATCGATGTTATCGATGATAACGGAGATATTGTAGATCTAGCCGGATATACTGGTGCTGCACAGTTGCGCAAACACTATACTTCTTCAACTGCAACAGATTTTACAGTAGCTATTACTGCAGGGTCTGGTACAGTTGCCCTTTCTATGAACGCCGCGACTACAAATGCAATTTCTGCCGGTAGATATGTATATGATTGCGAGCTAACAGATGGTTCAGGAGTTGTTTCGCGGATTGTTGAAGGTATAGTAACAGTTACACCTGGAGTTACACGGTAATGGCACTTTCTGGTAAACTTAGTACATCTCGTACGCAAATTACAGCAACGATAAATAAGACAGATGGTCGTTTATCAAGTGTTGCACCGGTTACTTTACGTAATCAACAACTTGAAATTACAGAAGTCGATGATTTAGATAATGTTGTAGTTTCAGAATTATCGGATAATGCAACCCTAGTTTATAACGCTAATACAAATTTATTTGAAATAAAACAACTCGCAATTGATATTGCAACTAAGCAGTTGGATGGCGGTTCTTTTTGATAATGTATAAAAAAATATTACATTAAGGAAATCAGTTTATGTCTAACTTAATTCAGATTAAAAGATCAGAGGATACTGCAGTCCCAGGTTCATTAGCTAATGGTGAATTAGCTTTTTCTGGTAATGGCGATATTCTTTTTATTGGTAACTTTGGATCTGTCACTCCTCTTGCTGGTGCTAGAACTCCTGGTACACTGACTGCAAACCAAGCACTAGTTGCTAACTCCACATCCGGTATTGATAAAGTTATTGTTGCTAACGCAGTAATTACAACAATTACTGCTAATGGATCAGTTGGTACTGCAGGTCAAGTTCTCGTTTCAAATGGTTCTGTATCATATTGGGATGATCCAGCTGCTTCAGATTTTACAATCGCAGCTGACTCCGGAAGTTCGGATACATTTTCTACTGGTTCGACACTAACATTTACTGGTGGTAATGGTGTTAATACTGCTGTTACAGATGATACAATTACTATTAGTGCTACTGCTGGTGATGGTATTGCATCCAATGCAACTGGTGTACATGTTGTTGCTGGTAACTCACAAGTAGTTGCTAACTCAACCGGCGTATTCATTGACGAATCAAATATTAATCACGATAACTTGTCGGGCTTTGTTTCCAATGAACACGTAGATCACTCTAGCGTTACATTAACAGCGGGTAACGGCCTTTCTGGTGGTGGTGATATTACTGCATCTCGTTCTTTTGCAGTTACAGCTGGTGATGGTGTTGCATCTAACTCTACCGGTGTTCACGTCGTTGCTGGTAACAACCAGGTAGTTGCTAACTCAACTGGTGTATTCATCGATCAAACTAACATCGATATTCACAATCTATCAGGTTATGTTGCCAACGAAAATATTGATCACTCGACTGTCTCAGTAACAGCCGGTAATGGTCTTACAGGCGGCGGTGATCTTACTGCTACTCGCGACTTTGCTGTAGGCGCCGGCGATGGTATCACAGTTAATGCTGATGACGTAGCCGTAACAGCCGGTGATGGTGTCGCGTCCAACTCTACCGGTGTTCATGTCGTTGGCGGCACAGGTGTTGTTGCTAACTCAACTGGTGTACACATTGGCCAAGCAGTTGGAACTGGTGATAATGTTACATTTAATGATATTACTGCAACAGGCAATCTTAATGTTACAGGCACTCTGACAACAATCGATACAACAAATCTTGTTGTACAGGATCCGTTGATTAAACTTGCAAATGGTAACGTTACAACAGACGCGCTCGATATTGGTTTCTTCGGTGTATATGATACGTCTGGTTCACAAGATCTATATGCTGGTCTTTTCCGCGATGCTACCGATGGTAAATTCAAACTCTTCGTAGACAACCAAGCTGCTCCAACAACTACAGTTGATACGGGTGGTACAGGTTACACGGTAGCTACTCTTGTTGCTGCTCTCGAATCTTCGAGTGCTACAATTACTGGTGGTACGATCACAGGTATTACTGATCTTGCGGTTGCAGACGGTGGTACGGGTGCAAGTTCATTCACCGACAACGGCATCATCTATGGTAACGGTGCAAGCGCGCTTTCCGTAACTTCTGCTGGTACCGAAGGTCAAGTTTTAATGGCCGGATCCGGCGGTGTACCGGAGTTTAATACCCTTGACGGTGGTACGTTCTAATACTATTTACTATTTGGTATAACCTATTATACACACTTTGTCGAATTTGTACATATAAAAATGAGAAATAATTATGGAAACTGACTTTGTAAATGAATATATTGCAAAATTAACAACGACAACTCATGAGCAATTGAATAAAATAATTCTCCTAGAAGCTAAATTGGCAATGGCCGAAAAAGCTTCTAGGAGATTACAAGAACAATTGGATTCTATAGAAAAACAAGAATCTAAAAATAGTAAAAAATCTTCAAATAAAGAAGATAACTTTCAATAATCAGTATGAATAAAGATTGAGTCGTCGCCGATTTGATCTATTAGTTTATAGTCATACTGATCTAAAATATCTAAAACATCTTCATTATCATGTTTCCTCTCACAACTAATTGTGGGTTTACATTTTTGTATGGTATTTACTGCTCCTTTGAGAGCAACTCTTTCGTGACCTTCAATATCAAGTTGAATTAAATCACATTCTTTTAATCCAAGAGAATCGATTGTAAACACAGGAATTTTAGATCCAGGTGTTACTCTTCCCATTCCTCGATTGTGCTCACATAATACAACTGTATCAATTAAACCTGGCTTATCGCCGAGCGCACCTTGAAATTTAACTATGTTATCTTTTTGACAATTATTAACTAAACAAAAATAATGTAGTGGATCTGGTTCGAACGTATAAACCATTTTAAAATGTTCAGAAAAAAGCCGCGGATACATTCCTTGAAATCCACCGGCCTGCACACATACATTTTTATTTCTACAATGTTTTAGCCAAGCATCTCGATATGAGTTTTCCCAGTCTTCTCTCGGCCACCGGAATCCTTCCCAATCACCTTTGATCCATAACCATGGACCTACTCCATCTATTTGTTCGTGAATAACTTCTACTTGACTATGATATTCACGCATCTTTAATATCGCTTTGCCATTCAAATTTTGGTGTTTCTACGTGCATTGTTGTAGATCCTATATGACCGCATAAAATCGATGTGTCACACCACAGCTTGAATCCTTTCGACATAGCTTTTTTACAAAAATCAGTATCTTCGCTTATTGTATTATTGTGATCAAGAGCAGGATGGTATTCAAATTGTGGATATCCGATATCTTGAAATACTTTTCTTTTAATTAAAACACAACCAAATCCACAACCTCCAATTTCAATAAGACCTTTCTCGTGAATATCTTCAATGTTCATTCTTTTTTGATTTAAATCATAGATTTCGATATATTGTTCTGGAAGTCTTTGTCTATAGATTCCTGATACTAAATCTTTATCATGATTAATCATTTTCTTCAGCGTGTCAGGTGCAAATGTAACGTCACCGTCAACAGCAAAAAGATAATCAAACCCATTTACAACCCAATCGGCAATTAAGTTGCGGACCTGATCAACTCGGTATCCATAAAAACATTGAAAGGTTGTTTCGTATCCTGCAGGAACTTCTAAATCATAAATGGATTTAAAAGTATCACCCTCGATATATCGAGCTGTAGGAATTGCAATTAGAATCTTTTTCATAAAGGTCTCAGGTCAGTTTGCCCAGGAGCAAATGGTGTTTTTAAAGATAGCGCATAATTAGCATTTTTAGTTTGTTCATCAGAATTGACTTTATAGTCATTAATTGGATTAGCATCGTTATAATGATATACTACGTCTGGAATACAAACTACTTTATCTGGATCTGCTCTCTCAATAAGATAATAAAATAAAGCTGCATCACCTCCGGCTTTCATCCATTTACCATTTATTTGCAAATCTGTTGGCAATAAATTTTTTGCAAGATGAGATGAAAACGTTCGAAGATGTGTGTAAGGCATATTCCAATTAAACTTATATTGTCTATATGATTTTTTTGTTTTTACATCTGGTGGATATTCTTGGGCTATCAGTGGAATATTGTCAACCTCTGACCAGCATGAACCATATGTAAACTCGGCACCTTCTCGGTATATGTTATTATACTTATGAAATACATTTGGATCATTGATAAGCCAATCATCACCATCTAACATAATTTGTATGCCTGATTCTTTATATAAACCTGCAACAGAGTTTGTAGAGATAATAGAAAATTGATTCATCATTGCTCCAACATTTATATCATTTGTTTTGATTTTAAATTTATGTTGAAGATATTCTGGTAAACTTTGAACAGTTTCATCAATAACTTTTCTAGTATTATCAGTTGATGCATCATCAATAATATGCATCGTATAATTATCGTAATCTTGTTGAGCAACAGAAAGAATACATCTATTAATGTATTTTTCGGCATTATAACAAGTAGTAATAATGTCAATATGTCTTTGTTCATTTTTTGGTTCAATAAATTCTTCAGTCGACATAAATCGCCGATTAAATACTTTACGAACTTTATTATTGATTACACTTACTTTTTTATATTCATCAAGGGGCAAAAACCGTTCAGTCTTTTTATATAGATGTTGTTTCCATTGTAATGCAACCGTATCCCAGGTGCAAATATCTTTTACCTGGTTACATGCATACATTTTTTGTTGATGGAGATACTTGTCATTGTATGCTTTAACAACTTCATTGACAAAAAGATCTACTTGTGAATCTTGATTTAACCAACCCATAGACCAATTAGGTTCTACTGGATATTTGATTTTCCATGATGCTAAGTCAATTGCAGTTTCTTCAAGAGCACCGAATTGACATGTGATAAGAGGAACGTTATGAGCTAATGCCTCAAGTGTAGATATACCAAAGGTTTCTGGAAACCCGGCTGGATAAATCATATAACTTGCTTTACGCAATATATCCGATATTTCTTGTTGAGTAATAACTCCAGTAAATTCAATATCTTTACTATGTAATGCCTTAAGATCTTCCCAATCTTTTTGTTGTTGATCCGGACCCGCTGCTTCTCGGAACTTATAGAATCCACCAATAATTTTAAGTTGAGCAGCTGGAATTTGTTGTTTTACTTTTGGCCAGATTTGCTTAACAAGAGGTACCATTCCTTTTGTAACAGAAGCATTAAATACAAATAGATTTGGATCTTTGTCTCGAACATCAATCCAATCTGGATTCATGTTTCCTATGCCGTTTCTTGTCATAAAAATATGATTTTTCAAAACGTCATAGTTACGGCGGAATCCGTGATCACAATGTGTCACATAACCGGTGTGCCAATCGGAAAGAGTAAAAATCTCATCTAACAGTCCTTGATTAATCAAGTACTCAATTTGATCGTCACCTTCACAAAAGGTGTCGTGCATCCAGAGACATACGTGCTTTGATTTTCTAATAATTGGCCATTGTTCAGCAATCGGTGTTACTGATCTTGAAACAATACAAACATCAAATCCAGAAACAAATGAATTATGGTCTTTTACGGGAACATATTTTACACCGTCGTAGTAACCATTTTTTGAATCATCTGAAGTACAATCATTAAAGACTGTAACATTCATTCCAAGTTTTACGAGTTCTTGACTCATGCGAATAACGGCAGATTCAGATCCACCAAGACCTCTCTTTGAAAGAGTCGATCCGTCATAAGTTAAACCAAGTGTGTCAATAAATGCAATTCTCATCATATTTCCATTATAAATAAAAAATAGATTAAAGTACACTATATAGTGCACTATCCTAAGATATATATCTTTTTTGAAGGAGCCATATGGCGAACAATACCATTCAAATTAAACGCACCAGTATTCCTGGAAGAGTGGCTAATACAACAACCCTTCCCAATCCTGGGGAACTTGCCATCAATATGAATGATGGGATTTTGTATTCCACCAATGGCTCAGTTGTATTTGAAATCGGCTCTAACTTATCTACATTAACAGTTAATAGTTTATCTTATCCATCAACAGATGGTTCTGTTGGAGAAGTACTTAAAACAGATGGAGCAGGCAATCTAAGTTTTGGACCTGCTACAGGACCTACTGGTCCGACCGGTCCACAAGGCCCAATCGGTTATACAGGATCTCAAGGAGATACTGGTCTCACTGGTCCTACCGGTCCTCAAGGGCCACAGGGTACTACAGGTTTTACTGGATCAAAGGGAGATACCGGTGCTACTGGTCCCACCGGCCCTACAGGCCCTCAAGGTTCAATAGGATATACTGGATCTCAAGGAGACACTGGCCCAACAGGACCAACCGGCCCTCAGGGCCCTATCGGATTTACTGGTTCTCAGGGAGATACTGGTCCCACTGGACCAACTGGACCTCAAGGACCACAGGGAGATACTGGTTCTCAAGGACCTATTGGTTACACAGGATCAAAAGGTGATACTGGATTTACTGGATCGGCTTCAACCGTAGCTGGTCCAACCGGGCCTACCGGGCCTACCGGTCCTACAGGTTTTACTGGATCTGCTTCAACCGTAGCTGGCCCAACTGGTCCTACAGGACCTCAAGGTGATACAGGTCCACAAGGTCCTATAGGGTATACTGGGTCTGCCTCAACCGTGGTTGGTCCAACAGGCCCTACAGGACCCCAAGGAGACGCTGGTCCAACGGGACCACAGGGTCCAATTGGTTATACAGGATCTCAAGGTGCACAAGGTCCCATTGGTTATACAGGATCTCAAGGTGCACAAGGTTCTACAGGATCGACGGGACCTCAAGGTCCTATCGGATATACCGGATCGCAAGGGGCTACAGGTCCAACTGGGCCTACAGGACCTCAG